GGTACTTTTAATTACCGCTAATATTACAAATATAAAAGATCAATGGCCATTAAATAATGAAGAATTATATCAATTTGCTTCTGAAAAATATGGCACTACTCTTAATGATATACATCATTATGAAACAAGAACTGTTAAAGATGCAGAAGGAAGACTTATCCTAAAAGGTGGTCAAATTGTTGATAATACATTCACTATTCCAGCACCTTATGAATATCAAACTTCATCTTCCAGTACATATACCAGATCAACTGCTTCTTATAATATAATTTCTGATTCAGAAACTATAAAAGACACTTCTTCATATTCAGCAGGTGGTAATATTAATCCTACATCTGGAATATCAAATTGGGAGTATGAAGCAAAGAAAAATGAAGAAAAAAGAGGAATATTTATTCTTAGACCAATATACATACAACAATTTTTAAATGATATGAGAACTGTCATGCATTATGATAAAAGTTCTCAACGTGTTGATAGTAGAACTATTAAAACAGAAAATACTCGCTTAATTGGTCCATAAAAAAAGAACCCCCATTACGGGAGTTCCAATATTCAGGTTCTCTTGGATCATCTTTCGGATCCCAGTAGAAAAATTTCATCTGGGATAGTCTAAGATGTTTCAGAGGCTTGATTTTCATTTACTCTGCGGCAAGTTTTGCAAAATATGATAAAGTATCATCTTCTTCGTCAGAAGTAGAGGCACTAACCTTTTTTGGTGCAGATGTAGCAGCAGTAACTAATTCTTCTGCTGAACCACGACCATCATCTTCTCGTTCTAGATCTTCTGTTTCTTGAACAGGATTAGTTCTTGTTCTTAATACAGCCTCTAAACGAGCACGAAGTGCATCATAAGACTTGAACTGATCAGCAGCAACAAGTTCTGCAAGAGAATATTGTTTTTGCCATAATGCTTCAAGTGCATCATCGTCATCTAGAAGAGGACTTACAGCAGCAAACTCAGAAGAGTCATAATTTCTGTAACCAGCAACGTTCTTAGCCTTCAATTTGAAGTTAGCACCTTGCCAAAAATCGAATGGATCGATTGCTTCCTCATCTTCAAACTCAGGCTGCATTGCAGCAGTAATCTTATCAAAAATCTTCTTACCATACTTGAATAAGAATGATTTACCTTCGTTCTCAGGATTTGCCGGATCCTTCACAACATAGATGTTAGAAACATAAGTCAACTTACGCTTTTGTTTACGTGCAGTTTCCTTACCAGCATCTGTGCCATTGTTCCAGAGTTCAGAATTGAATTCAGAAACAGGATCCTTCTGACCAAGAGTGGTCAAAGAATTTTCGATATACCACCCACCAGGTCCTTGGAATGCATGGGAGTATAGTTTTACAAACGGTAGATCCTCACCGTTGGGAGCAGGGAGAAAACGGATGACGGCATATCCATTGCCGCTTTTATCTACGTCTAATTTCCATAGACGATCATCAGTGTTACCACCTGTGTTATTAAGCTTTTCTACTTCTTTTACCAGTTTTGCGGTTAAAGAGCCCAGCTTGGATTGCTTTTTTAAGTCTGCGAAAGACATTTGGATACCTCGGATAAATTGGATTCGTTGGATGTTTAGATTATAACAAAGGTTGAACTAAAAGTCAACGGTTGATTTGTTGTCTTAGATTCTGGATAGTTTTATCCATACCATCAAACAACATTTGTATATCAGTTCCTGGTGGGAAACCCATCAGTTGTACTGATTTTTGCAACTGTTCTTTTAATTGTTTTGCAAGAGGATCATCAGAAAGAGATACTCTTGTATACATAATCCTTTGCTTTTGAAGCAATTCGATTAATAATTCAATGTGTTCAAACTGTTCTTCACGTGGTAATCCACTTAAATTCATTATATTACTGTAAACTTCTTGCTGCATTCTATTAATTTCGTCCAGTTCTTCCCGAACGATATCAGATTGAAAAAATTCACTCATTTATGATTTCCCTCAGAACTTTTTTATAGGTGAACACATTAATATTTAGGAAAGGAGCATACTTTCTAAGTTTTAAACTTACGGTTTCCCATACAGGATCAGGAAGTTTTTTATCAAAATCTTTTGCGAAAGAAAAGACTTTTTCCAGTATCATAAGCGTTTCTAGCGAGATCTCTCCACCCAGATATCTTTTTAGTACTAATGGGTGTCCCTTCGAGCAATTGAATAGCTTTTCTAAGTCGGTCTCTGAGAGTAATTTCTCGGACTGCTCCTTGAAAATATAAGTCATACTCTGTTTGCGTTTCATCCACTCTGCGTAAGTTCTTTCTCCAGAGTTGATTATCTCTCCTATCCATAAGTTTTGTGGGGTGTCAGCATGTACAAAATTTGCTAAAAGAAAGTTTAGCACTTCTTCATCAGAATACTTTCTAGATGTTTTTTCAAACCAGTACTTATCCTTCCTCTTATTAAAAGAGGACATAGTAGCACGGGATTTTCCTCCATATTTAAAAAAGTCATATTTACGGTTAGTAAAATGACTCTTCATAGAGAGATATGTTTGATAGGTTTCAAACGGTGTCACTTTCATCGAGCTCTTCCACATTATCTAGTTCAGTTATCGAATCAACAGGCACTTCTGCCTCTCCAATACGATACCAATGTTGATTTACTCCAATACTATCAGGTTTTACTCCTAAGTATTCAAGTTCAGGCCAATTATGTTCACGCAACATCGCCTGTAAGCGATAGTGCATTAATTCAGATTTAGTAGGCATTAGATTGGAAGTTTTGCTCTCGATGTTCTTTTCATGAAATTAAGACGAGTAGCGTCCCATTTGAGTTTCTCTTTCAAAGGTTTTGAAATGAGCTTCGATACTGATTCTACCTCAATTGTATTAGTATCGCAATAGTGGCAGATAGCATCAATATAATTGAGATTTTCTTCTGCTACAATCTTCTCGATTTCAATTGCAAACTTTTGAGGTGTTAAAAACTTGCTCTCTATCGCCTGTTCTAATTCCTTAGCCGGTTCCATAGAGTTCAAGTTTATCTCCAACAAATTTTCTAATGTACTCTGTGAGGAGCTTGATGTACTTTTTCTTGTCATATTCTTCGTAAACGATACATTCGCCATTTTCACAAGCCATGATAATTGTTAATTTCTTGACAGAAATTCCTGTCAGTTCGTATAGCATACAACCATATGCCATTGCCTGAACAAAATAATGTTCTACCCACTGACGTGGTTTTGGTTTTTTAGAAGTCTTAAAATCTATTATAGCTAATTCGTCGTTATATTCTGCAATACAATCAACAGTGCCAGCAATACCAAGTTGCTTACTATATAATGATCCTTCTAGGGCGTATATGTTATTTATACGATTCAGATCAGGTTTAGCAATTTTAAATAGAAAATTAGAAAGTGGTTGAACTTTTGGAAGGTTATCATTGAGCAGATAATGTTCAGTTAAAGTGTGCATATCAGTTCCACGACTAGTTGCCGCTTTCGTGATTTTATCTGCTGTCTCATTACCAACCTTTTTACGCCAATTAACAAAGATCTCTTTATTGTAATGACTTGTTATAGAAGTAATCGATACTAATTTAAGAAGTTCTTCTTCATCAGGAACCGAATAATATCTAACTCCATCAATAGTTTCCCTATCAAGTTTAGGAAGTTCACATTCAACATGATTAAACATTACATACCGAGTTCCATTTTGGCAATGATGTATTCTTTGACAAGTCCTGAACGAACTATGTCATCCACATCAAACTCTATTATATCAAAAGATGGCATTTTACGCAAGATGTTTATGAACTCCATGATACCATTACGATCATTCATCTTTGTAAGATCACTCTGTCTTGCATCTCCACAGAACATAATTTTCGAATTTTGACCGACACGAGTAATAATAGAATCTAGTTCATGGAAGTTCAAGTTCTGAAATTCATCTACAATTAGAATTGAATTGTCAAATGTGGTGCCTCTAAGGAATGATGTAGACCAGAAAGAAATAGTTTCCTGCTGTTTAAGATTACCATAGAGCATTTCAAAATCTGCATCTGATGCCATCTCAAACATGTATTTCACCATGTTCTTATAAGGGATTTGATAAAGTGAGGACTTGTCTTCATGATCACCAGGAAGAAACCCAATTTCACGAGTAGCAACAAGACTCCGAACAATATATATTTTTTCGTAAGGCGTAGTTTCATCTAAAACTTCCTTAATTGCGTTGTACAGTGTAATATAAGTTTTACCAGTACCTGCCACACCATAGGCAACCATATGTTTTCCTTCACCATATGATTTAAATAATCTTTCTTGATTTGGTGTAAGAGGTTTTACATCTACTAAAAAAGAAGAATTAATTGGCTTCCGCCTCTTTAATTGTCGAGCTGTCAGACCAACCCCTATGGGTTGTTCCGCCTTTTTTCTTCTTGGCATGATTAGATTGGCTTTACGTAAGATCCTGGTGCTTTACTTGCTTTATGAAGTACATCGTTCCATCCAGGTTTAGATTTGACTAACTTATCTTTCCATTCTCCAACTTCTCCAACACCAGGCATCGTAGAAGGATCAGACCAGTCTCTATCCCATTCAGGATTATCCTTTCTCCATTGATCCCACTTGGTGACACTCATAGAAACTTCTTTCTGCTCACCAGTTTCTTTGTTTATAACAGGGTATGTTGCCATAATAATAATGAATTGTAAATTTATTTATTAGAAGAAATTGAAGTTGATATTATATCGAAGTTCGGTACTACTTGTTGTAGTAGAACAATGTTCTTTTGAAGAATCAAAAAGTAATAATCTATTTGCCACACTTTCAATCTTTCTACCATTTTTGAGTTTTGTATATCCATCACAGGTATTCAATGAAAAGATTGCTCCTGTATGTTTAAAACTATAATCTATATGATTATTATGTTCATGAACTTCTTCTGTATATGGATAGGCATTTATCTTCATTCTTATGAGAGATTTAAAAACATTTAAGGTTTTAAATCTATGAATAAATGTCTGATACAGTGGTGCAAATATTTCACTTTGTGGAGCATCTTCAAAATAAACCATATGTATTAAATACCATGACCAGTGATCCCTCTGCATCTTTTTAAGAGGATTCTGATCAACATTACGTATTGCCTCCAATTTCATATTTGGATTAAAAATAATATTTTTTTGCAAATCTGTAAATTCTTGGGGTGCAAGAAAATTATCAATTATTTTTACTTCCATTCTAATGCCTCTGCGACATTGGGGAATTTCTCTACAAATATTTCTCTACATCTGTGTGCAATATCCATATGCTCCTTCTGTGTACCGTGTGCAGATCTCAAATTAATATAGTGTACCCAAGAACGGCACGAACCAGTCATATACAGACGTGTTGGTGTAGCAAGTGGTAGCACAAATCTGGCACATTCTTTTGCAATTCCAGATTCTAACATCTCCTTATAAATCTCAACTCCCTGCTCAAAGTGACTCTGCATTTTTACTG